TATATGAACGCGATTATAATAAAGCAAAGGAGAATATAGAGAATGAAAATAAAGGTAATTAAGTTTGAGAATTATAAGGCTCCAGATCGAGCTCATTATAATGATTCAGGTGCAGATGTATTTGCTGCAAAAGATGTAACTATATGGCCACGTTCGGTTGAAAAGGTCCCAACAGGTGTAGGCGTTGAACTTCCAGACGGATACGATATTGTGGTCCACTGCAAATCAGGATTATCAAGTAAAGGTGTATGGGCAGCGAATGCTCCAGTTGATGCAGGTTATCGTGGAGAAGTTCATGCAATCTTATATAACACGACTGATACAAAAGTATTTATCAAAGCAGGTGAAAAGATTGGCCAGTTCGTAGTAAGGCCTGTAATATATGCAGACTTTGTCGATGAGTTATCAGGTGAACGAGGATCTAATGGTTTTGGATCAACAGGAAAATAGATCAGATGTTATGAGTGGATAAGTTGAAAAATTTATCCACTTTTTTCATTTTATTTATGTACAATTTTAGTTGCACGCTATATAATTAACTTAAGTTAAAGCTAATTATATGGAGGTATCTATTATGGCAACATTAATTAGAACAGATAAGAATGGAACAAAATACTATGTAGAACATAAATGCCCTAAATGTGGTGGTCAGGGTTATATACCTGGATATGAGTATATTGCTGGTGGTGTTTGCTTTTTATGCGATGGATCTGGACTCCATACTACTCATTGGAAAGAATACACAGAGGAATATGCAAAGAAGCTTTCAGATAAAAGACTTGAAAGAGCTCGTGCAAAATCTGCAGAGCTTAATAAAGAATGGCTTGAAAAGAATGGATTTTCAGCTGATGGTAAAGTGTGGATTGTTTTAGGTAACACTTATAATATTAAAGATGAATTGAAAGCAGCAGGTGCACGCTTCAACTCACAGCTTGGATGGCATTTTGATCATAATCAGGATGTATTTGAAAGCTTCGAAGTAGATGTTGATATATTAGCACATAAGATGATTGATTATAGATATGATTGGATAGAAGATATATTTGAGGTTGTAAAGCAGCTAAAAGATGATCACGCTCCAAAGAGTGTATCAGAATATGTTGGTGAGATTGGTGCAAAGCTTGAAATAGAAGTGAAGTATGAAGGATACTTTACATATAGAACTCATTTCACTTATAGTGGTGAGAATCATTTCGTGTATCGTTTTAGGGATGCAAACGGTAACACTATTATCTGGAATTCATCTTCTTATCAGGAATTAGAAGATGATAAGAACTATAAGATCAAAGGTACTGTTAAAAAGCATGATGAGTATAAGAATGATAAGCAGACAGTATTGACAAGATGCAAAGTTGAAGCAATATAGGAGGTATATATCATGAGAAAATATGAAGATGAATGTTGCGGATGTGCTACAGAAAGTTATCCATGTATGGGTAGTAGTTGCCCTAATCGAAATGTGCTACATGTCTACTGTGATAAATGCAAAGAAGATTGTGACCCTGATGATGTTTATGATGTAGGCGGTGAAGATGTATGTGAAGAATGTTTGCTTAAGATGTATCCAAAAATATCAATATAAGGAGGTGTAATAATGCAAAAAGTACTTGATAAGAATTGTATCGAATATAAGTTTATGCGTGATTATTGGGGATTCATTCAGGAGTGGTTTGCTCCTGATGGGGATTTAGATAAGTGGTGGAGCGATTTTCATGTTGCAGCAAATGAATTTTCTAAAGATTATGCTGAGTATAAATTTGCTCAGGATCATATCTTATGTTTTTGTTTATATCAGGAGAAAAAGTACAAATTATAAGGAGGAATAAAAATATGCCACCAAAAGCGATTAAAAGAGGTCCGGGAAGACCACGTAAGGAGAAACCAGTTAAGTTTGAGAATGATTTGCCGGTACCAGTTCAGAACTGTTTGCATGGTAGATCTGCTGAGCTTATTAAAATAATTCAGGAGCTTAAGTGTAAGATGGCTCCACTTGAAAAAGAACTTGCGGCAGCAGAGGAAGAATTGCAGAGTATTCAGGAGTTCATAGATGCGCATGATGTTCCTGCTGGTATGGAGGAAGAATGATGAAGAGAGAAGAAGCAATAAGAATTGCAATGGGTTTACGAACCGATTTTAAGTGCGAAAGTGATACTATGGTAGATTTTTGCAATACAATTATCAAAGCATTAGAGCAAGAGCCTTGTGATGATGCAATCAGTAAACAGGCGGTGCTTGAACAAACATATAGTTGGTGTAGAGACGAATTTTTAAGGACTACAAATCCGTTTGATTATTTGCGTAAGAGAATTAACTCTTTGCCACCTGTCACGTCAACTAGTTCCAAAATGGAACAGGTTGAGCAAGAACCATTCATTAACAAACCTTGTGTGTCTAATGGAGTATGTGAACATGATAAGAATAATGTTCTCGACAAGATAAGAGCCGAGATAGACCGACAAGAGAAATGGTTATTACAAGCAGGATATATCGCTTACAATGTGGATATAGCATTTGACGCTATAAAGGCGGTATTGGCAGAAAGCGAGGGAAAGAAATGACAAGAGAAGAAGCAAGTTTTATTTTAGCAAACATTGACCGTCGGATATGCGATGATGAACTAAACGAAGCTCTTGATATGGCAATCAATGCATTAGAGCAAGAGAACACCCTTGACAAGATAAGAGCCGAGATAGAAAAGACTACATCAAGATATACTATTAGCTGTGAGCGTGGTGCTATGGGGCAAGTAGAATGGTCTGATAGACTTATCAAAGAAAGTGAAGTATTAGAGATTATCGACAAGTACAAGGCAGAAAGTGAGGTAAGGAATGAATAATAAACTATATCAAGCGTTAGTACAACATTATTACAGTCTACAATCAGAACGTAAAGCTATAGGCGAGCAGATGAATGTTTTGGAAGCTAGATACAAAGCCATAGACGAGCAACTGATACAAGTCAATGACATACTATGCAAGCATGGAAATCACATCTATGAGCATTTTGAAGAAGGACTAATTACAGAAAGTGTTGATATGGAGGTAAGGAAAAATGACAACTAAAGAAGAAAATGATTTAATTGGAGAATTTGTAGAAGCTCTTTCAAGCAGTGTATATCAGCGTGGATATAAAAATGGTATCGCAGATGGAAATATCAACGATGGCACATTTGCAAAAAAGATAGAAGAAGCCTACAAAAACGGTCTAAACGATGCTTGGGGATGTGCTAGGAAAATTATGCTTAATAAGGTAAATGGTGGTTTGCCAACAGAAGAACACTCCAAAATTTTTGGCTATGTAGCCACATTTGAAGTTCTGAAAAATTACACTGCATCCGAAGCCATAGCCAAGATTAAGGAATATGAGGAAAAAGATAAGCATAAGTGCAAAGAATGTAAATGGGATGAATTTAGAGATGCACAAAGTCCAGTTGGTACTCCTTGTGATAGTTGCTTTGAAGGTAAGAATTTTTCACCAAAAGTGGCAAGATGTTGCTCAATTCTTGAAGATGAATGTCCTTACGATGTCAAGTGCGAAGAATGTGAGATTCACTGGTCCATTGAAAGAGCTAGGGAGAAATTAAAGGAGGGTAAGTGATATGACTAAAATCAAGCAGTGGGATGAAGTAATTATACAAAATAATATTAATATTATCTTTGATGACAAACCAGAAAAAGGAATAGTTATGGATTTGTATGAAATAGAAGATAATTATGAAGGGAAACAGCGTAGAGCCACTGTTTTATGTGTAAATAAGTCAACAAAAAGTTGTAGTGTTAAACACCTTGAGAAAACTGGTAAATCATATCCAGAACTTGCAAATATTTTTGAACAGTTGAAGGAGAATAGCGGATCAGTATGAAGAAATATAGACCTAAAAAATTCGTAATGTATTCATATGGGACAATATATAGAGCTTATGTATCATGCCATCCCAAGAGCAAATGGGAGTTTGGAGGTATCTTTGGAGGCAGTATCGTGAAATTATCAAATGGCCATACGACGATCTATGTGGATAAGGATCAATTTGAGAAAAACTGGATCGAAGTGATATGATTTTAGTGTAGCAGTGCCGTAGCAACAGTGTGATTTTAGCTTAATTTTTATTAAAAATTTTAGTGTAATATATAACTGATATTTTGTCATTTAGTGAGTTACAAAATGTAAGATAGTTGTGCACATTTTGTATATAGCGATGTTACAAAATGTCAGTTATTTTTTACTGTAAAATGTAAATAATATTTTACAGAATGTAAGGCAAAAGTCAAGATAAAGTCAAGATAAAGTCAGCACGTATGTTCACCTTGACTTTTGGCAAAGCATTACGGTTGACATATTCTTGGGCTAAAAAGTCAAGTAGTCAAGATAAATTCCTTTTTTTAGAACATTAGGTCAAAATCATTAAAAATTTTTAATGATTTTTTAACTAATAATATATAATATAGCACTTTTTCTTGTCCATCTTGACTTTTTGTCCCGAAAGTCTTGCCAGGCTTGATCTGCGGGAAAGTCAAGATGAATTTTTTATCTTGACTTATCTTGACTTTACCTTGACTTTTATGTCAACCGTAATACTTTCATCTTGACTTTTTACTTTTTGCAATTCGTGTTGTATAATTTAAGAAGGAGGTTGTGATTATGTCAACACAAAGAACAACACAAGCGGATAAAGACTATTGGTCAAGTAAAGATGGATGCACAAGAATCCAGGGCTGGGCAAGAGACGGATTAAGTCAAGAACAGATCGCCGAACAGATGGGCACATCATTTTCATTTCTTAGAAGATTAATGAAAAGCTGCGAACAAGTGGAAGCAGCCGTAAAAACTTCGAAAGATGTCGTGGACAGGCTCGTTGAGAATGCTTTATTCAAACGAGCAATGGGATATACTTATGAAGAAGTCACTGAAGAGCGTGTGCCGATCTATGATGAAACAGATGGATCAGTTTCAGGCTATGAAATGAAGACGACTAAGAAGGTCCGTAAGACAGTTCCACCTGATACTACAGCTCAGATCTTCTGGCTTAAGAACAGAAAGCCATATGATTGGCGAGATAAGAAAGAAGTGGAAGACAGATCTGCGCTTGAAAAACTCGATAGCATACTCTTGGCTGTAAGTAAGAAAGCTGAAGAAGCGGAAAAAGAAAAGGAAGAGGAAGATGGAACACAGTAAAAAACAGCTTGAATACATTCGTCAAGCTACTCACAGATGGAATCTAAAGGTCGGAGCTGTTCGATCTGGTAAGTCATTCGTCGATGTTTCATTCATTATTCCATATAGACTTAGGATGCTACAAAATGAAAGTGGTTTAGCTGTCATTATGGGGGTATCCAGAGAATCTATTGAGCGAAATGTGTTACAGCCAATGAGAGAGATCTACACGTCTGCTCTCATTGGTCAGATCACAAGTAGAAATACGGCAAGAATCTGTGGATCTGATGTATATTGTTTGGGCGCTGAAAAAGTTACTCAGGTTGCTAAGATTCAGGGTGCATCGATTAAGTACTGTTATGGCGATGAAATTGCAAAGTGGAATAAGGAAGTATGGGAGATGCTTAAATCTCGTCTTGATAAGCCTTATTCATGCTTTGATGGAGCATGTAACCCTGAGAATCCAGGACATTGGCTGAAAGAGTTTATTGATAATCCTGAGATCGATGCATATATTCAGAAATATAAGATATTTGATAACCCATTCTTGTCTCAAGAATTCGTCAACAACCTTTGCAAAGAATATGAAGGCACTGTATACTATAAGCGATATATCTTAGGTGAATGGGCGATGGCTGAAGGTTTGATCTATCCGATGTATGAGCAAGCTTTTGGTTTACCACAGGACGATGATGTATTAGAATATTGTTTGAGCATGGATTACGGTACACTAAATGCTTTTGCTGCATTATTGTGGGAAAAGCATAGAGATGGAATCTGGTATGCGACAAAAGGATATTACTATTCAGGTCGAGATACTGGTGTTCAGAAGACCGATGAAGAATACGCTGAAGAAATCGACAAACTGACGGCACATATCAAATATGTGACAGAGGTTATCATTGATCCATCAGCTGCTTCGTTTATTACATTGCTCAGAAAGAAACCTAAATATCGAGTTAGACAGGCAAACAATGCGGTTTTAGACGGTATTCGTGAGACAGCTGGTGCGATTAAATCAGATCGAATCAAGATTAGTCCTGATCTTACTGACTGGAAGAAAGAAGTTGAAGGTTATGTATGGGACGAATCAAATCAGTCTGAAGATAAACCAATTAAGATCAACGATCACTATATGGATGCGACTCGATATTTCGTTAAAACTAAACGAATTAATACTACGTTAAGTGGATATAAACCAATATTAGCATAGGAGGTTAAGATGATCACTTATCAGGATTACGAAGAGAGGTTGAACAATGGAGAATCGATTGAATCAATCATTGATACATTCATCGGTTCTCATAAATCAAGTGATGAGTATAAGCTTTGTCTAGTTGCAGATGAGTATGATGCGCAGCGAAATACTACAATCTTGCAGTTTGTGCAAATGATTTTTTCTGTCACAGGTGAAAGAATTGTAGATCCGACTGCGAGCAACAATAAGATCTGCAGCAACTTCTTTCATCGTTTGAACACTCAGCGAAATACTTATTTACTTGGCAATGGTGTTTCATTTGCAGACAATAAGGAAGAAGTGATCAATGAAGATGGTACCAAAACAACTATTGATCATACGAAGGAAGCTTTAGGTCCTAAATTCGATACTGATCTAAAGGATGCAGGATATAAGGCGCTCATTCATGGTGTTTCATTTGGTTTCTGGAATCTTGATAGATTGCAGGTGTTCAAGCTTACTGAATTCGTGCCTTTATGGGATGAAGATACAGGTGATCTAAGAGCTGGCATACGATTCTGGCAGCTTGATAAGTTAAAACCTGTGTATGCGGTCTTCTATGAGGTAGATGGATATACTAAATACAAGAAAGTGAAAGCTGATCCATTTGTAGTGGTTCAGGAAAAGAGACCATATAAGCAGATTGTTCAGAAATCTGAAGCTGATGGTGAAGAAATTGTAGGTGGTGAAAATTATCCAGGATTTCCTATTGTACCATTCTGGGGATCAAAGCTCCATCAGTCTACTATTGTTGGTATGCGTGGTGGTATTGATTCATTTGATCTTATTCGATGCGGTTTTGCTAATGATCTGACAGATTGTGCTCAGATCTATTGGTTAATTGGAAATGCAGGCGGTATGAATGATGATGAGCTTGCGAGATTTAGAGATCGATTGAAATTAAACCATATTGCAGTTGCTGACACTGAAAACAGTACCGTTACACCTTACACTCAGGAAATTCCATCTAATGCGAGAAAAATCTTTCTTGATGATATTAGATCTGGAATCTATGAAGATTTCGGTGGTCTTGATGTTCATACTGTTGCAGCAGGTGCAACAAATGACCATATCGATGCAGCATATCAGCCTCTTGATGAAGAAGCTGATGATTATGAATATCAGGTCATTGAGTTTATTCAGAGGATCCTGGCTTTGCAGGGCATTGAAGATACACCAATATTTAAGCGTAATCGTATCAGTAACCAGAAAGAAATGACTGATATGATTCTATCTGCTGCTGAATATCTTGATGATGAGACTATCTTGAATAAGCTTCCATTTGTATCAGTCGATGAGGTTTCTGCTATTCTTGCTAAGAAGGATGAAGAAACTGCTGATATGTTTGAGCAGGAAGAAGAGGAAGATGAGTTCCCTGATGAAGATAACCTTGGACTTGATGATCTTGAGGATGATATGGATGCTGATGCATGGGGCGACGATGTCGATGCTCAGATTGATGAATTAGAAAGACTATTGGAGGAATAAGATATGGCATATTCTAGTACTTATTACGATCCGGCTAAGGCTCATGAATACTATGAGAAGCACAAAAAGCTAAAAGGTAGAACTTCTACCGCTGGTCTGAATGATGCAGGTAAGATCGCAGCTAAAGAAGTAAAGGAGCAAATTACTGAAGAGAGAAAAGCTCAGATCGAAGCTGTTAAAGAAAAAACCAAAGAAAACATCGACAACATCAAAAATCAGATGCAGGGTAAGATTGATTCTTTGAGAGCTCAGCTCAAAGGTATGAGTAAAGAACAGCGAGCTGCTAAGAAGGAAGAGATTATGGCTCAGATCGCAGGTCTCAGGGAAGAAAGCAAAGCTGCTCGTCAGAAAATCAAGGATGAAAGCAGCGCTGTGAGAAAACAGATAAAAGAAGCAGCTGATGAAAAGTACGCTCAGGAGCTTGAAAAGATCAATTCGTCTAGCGAATTTCAGAAAGCGAAAAAGAGTAAAAAGAAAAAATAACAAAAACGGGTCCATAGAGACATTTTTACAGCCTAGGATGTACAATTCTAGGCTTTTGTTATTATAATTAAATCTGGACATGTTCTATTAACTCAGAGGTATGTATTATGGCGAAAGATCCTGCAATAAAATACACAGATGAAGAACTGAAAGATCTTGAAGATAAAATCAAGGCTGTATATTCTGAAGCTGAATCAGATATTCAGAAGAAAATGGATGATTTTAATGAGAAATTCCAAAAGAAAGATTTAGCTTATCAGAAACAGCTGAAGGATGGTTTAATTACTCAAGAAGAATATGACAACTGGAAAAAAGGTCAGGTATTTACTGGCAAACAGTGGGCTGCTAAAAAGAATGAGATCTCAGCTACATTACATAATTCAAATAAAATTGCAACTGCCATGATTAATGGATCAACTTTAAGTGTGTTTGCTGAAAATAGTAACTATACTGCATATTCACTTGAACATGGCGCAGGCGCAAATTTCGGTTTTGATCTATATAATGTTGAATCAGTCAATAAATTAATCAAAGAGGATCCTCAGCTACTACCTAAGTGGAAAGTAGATCAGAAAAAAGACTACGTTTGGAATCAGAAAAATATCAACATGGCTCTTACGCAGGGTATTATTCAGGGTGAAAGCTTGAAAGACATTTCAAAGAGGGTTTCAAGTGGTCTTGCTGGAAAGAATCAAAATTTGATGAATACATTCGCTAAGACTGGTATGACTCAGGCTCAGAATTCAGGAAGATTAGAGAGACTTGAGAAAGCTAAAAAGCTCGGTCTTAACGTGAAGAAAGAATGGATTGCTACTCTTGACAATAGAACTAGATTTGATCATCAGCAGTTAGATGGTCAAGTTGCTGATACTGATGGATATTTCAAAGTAGGTGGTTTGAAAATCAGATACCCAGGTGATCCTGAAGCTCATCCATCACTAGTTTATAATTGCAGATGCGCACTTGGTAATCATCTTGTCGATTATCCTAGTACATATCAGCGTTATGACAATGTGTTAGGTCAACCAATAGATGGCATGTCATATAATGAATGGAAAAACTTGAAAGTTGCAGAATCTGAAGTTGAAGGTATTGCAAGCTTATTTAGTAAAATGAGGATGTCTCCATTATATTATGAGATGCGTGACCTTGACAGTAAGCTTGCAAATCAATTCTATAAAGAATTAGGTAAATATGGTAAACCTTCAGACGTATGGACTAAATACTTATCTGGTCAATTAGATGATTCAAGTACCACAATAATCGATGATATACTTACTAACTATGCGACTAAGAAAGGTATGTCGGTTCCTGGTGCAGTTACACCTAGCGCTACAAACTTTAGGATCACATATAAAGACAAGAAGATGTCTCAGATGTATAATGATCTTAAAGCTTATGATACTAAGCTTGCTAATCAATTCTATAAGGAACTTGGTGCTATGGGTAAACCATCTGATGTATGGACCCAATATTTGAATGGAACTTTGGATCCTGCTGATGCAGCACGTATTGAAAAATATCTCAATCAGTTTAGTAGTTCTAAGATACCAGGTACAATTGCTCCAACTGTTGCGCCAAAACCAGTTGTGCCAATTACATCTGCTACACCTAAACCTATTACACCTAAACCTGTTACACCAGCTGTTACACCTACATCGACAACATCGACTGTTGATGAAAAATGGTTAAGGAGAAACCTCAAAGTTGATAAGTTGAAAGATGTTACAAATGATCCTAATAAGGTCATGGATGAAATGATAAAACAGCTTAATAAAACATCTGATGAATATAAAAAGTCATTTGTCGGTGTATATAAGAAAACTAAATTTGATTATCTTGAGAAAGATAGCGCATATTATGAGAATTGGAGTAAGCGTGTTAATATTAACTTGGATATAAGGATGCGTGATTGTGCAAATTATGAAAATCCATTGCACGTATTTTTCCATGAAATGGGTCACAATATTGATTATAATGCTCGAAAGGGAACTTTTAGATTCACTCAAAGTCCTGAACTTAAAGAAGCTTTTAAGAAAGATATTGATGTATTAAATAAACTTATGAGTGATCCAGCTGAATTGAAAGCATTAAATGATATAATGCGCGATAATGAAAGCCGAGGCATACAAGACATATTTAGTTCATTTAAGACTCTTAATAGCAAAGGACCATTTAAGAATAAAATTAATTCAAACTATACTCAAGTAAGATTTAGGTTTTGTCATGACGATGAATATTGGAATAGAGAAAAAGATCCTACAATAGATGCTAGATCTGAATTGTTTGCGCATATGTCCGCGGCACAATGTAGTGATAAACAACGTGAATATATGGAAAAATATTTCCCTAATAGCTTTAAGGAATTTGATAATGCACTGAAAATATCTAAATTTAATAAGTAAAATAAAAGCTGAGATATATTAATCTCAGCTTTTTATTCTAAATATCTTTGCCGTAATTAGGTCCATATAGATCGGGATTCAATTGATCTGCGGCAATGTTTCTTTCTAAGCAAAGTTTAATGTCCTGCTTTGCTCGATCCATATTTGTCATTTCAAGAGGAAATGCCTTTCCAAAACGATCCCAATATTGATCTGTCAATTTAATCATTTCATCTGTCATAATCATTTACTCCTTTCTAAAGTAATTATACAACTATAGTGTCTGTCATGTACATTTAAGGTTGATTGAATTATTATCTTCTTATGGAGGTAAGCATATGGGCTTTGAAATTGTTGAAGATAATACTGATAAAATCATAGATGAAAAAGATCAAGCTTGCGCTAGAGCTTTGTATGCAATTGGTCTTAAGGCTGAAACTTATGCCACCAAGTTGTGTCCAGTTGGTACACCAGAATCGACTGGTCAGAAGGGGTATCGAGGCGGTACCTTACGTCAGTCTATTACCTTTGAATCTGATGATGAATCTATGACGCTGGGTACTAATGTTGAGTATGCTCCATATGTTGAGCTTGGTACTGGTCCTAACTTTACTCCTCCACCAGAATGGGAGCAATTCGATGCTCCCAAAGGTAAAGGTCTCGGTCATGGATATGTAACGGCTAGACCATTTATCAGGCCAGCTATTTCTGATCATCTAGATGAGTATCAGCAAATAATTGAGAATGAGCTTAGCAATACATGATCATTCTGTTACAGTTTCGAATATGATACGATTGTCGTCATCTACAAATGAACCGAGCTTGAATAGATAACATGCAATGTCATACCAATCATCATGATCTTCATTCTTTATGTGGATCATAGGCCATGAGTTTGGTCCTGCCTGATCAAACTCATATACCTTGTCTACTTCTAATGCGATCTCATTCATTTCTTCGTCTGAGATAAAACATTCATCTACACATTTTACTTTTATCATATTAATTACCTCCCATATAAAAGTTTATTGTCTCAATATCTTCTTCATCATTCATATCACTTTCTAGCATGTATCCTAGAAAATCTTTTTCTAGGAGGTTGAGGTGTATGATTCCGGTGAAGTTATCTGTTTTGTTATAGGCTCTTAACGCTTTATCACATATAGATCTACCTTCACCTTCTTCATATCCTTCAGTGAGGACCCTGAGATTATCTAATCGATTCATTCTCTTTAGTAACTCACTTTGATTAAGCTTTGACGTGCATTTGTGCCCGTCTTTGAAAGTATATGTATACATATAATCACCTCCTTATCTGTTTAACCATCTCTTATATTCTGCAACTGACATATTCATTTCAGCAGCAAATTTCTTATTTGATTCAGCCATAAGCTGGTGGTATCTCTTAGATGCCTGACATCTAAGATCATACTTCTCACAATCTTCATCAAACTTATCTTCAGTTGTGATAAATCTTACTGAGTAACCGTTGGCTCTAAGATCATAATAGAAATCCATCTTCTTGTCATACTCACGCTCGATGAGCATTCTCTCTTTTGTTTCCTTATCTCTAACAGATGCGATGTACTTCATATTAATTACCTCCATATTGCTTAGCTTTAACTTAAGTTAATTATACTACGATAGCTGTATGATGTACACCCTTTTATTGAAAAATGTTTACTTTTTTTCTTATATTAAGTATAATTTTAAGTGGAGGTAGAAGGACTTACTTCTAATAAACACATCTAATGGCGAAGTAAAGCCACCGAAGAAAAGGAGATATTATTATGGCATTAACAAGATCAATGCTCAAAGGTATGGGTTTGACCGAAGAACAGGTTGATACTATCATATCGGAGCACACTACCGCAACTGAAGCTCTTAAGGATCAGAGAGATTCTATCAAGGAAGAGCGAGACAAGTTTAAGAAAGAAGCCGACAAGGTTTCTAATCTTGAGAAAGAAATTTCTGATCTAAAGCAGGACCATGTATCTGCTGATGATTGGAAAGCTAAATTCGAAGATGAGCACAAGCAGTTTGAAGATTATAAGGCAGATATTGCAGGTAAAGAAACAGCTGCAAAATTAAAAGCTGCTTATAAAAGCCTTCTTGCTGAGTGTAAAGTCGGAGATAAGCACATCGATTCGATTCTTAAGGTTACTGATTTTAAGGATCTTAAGCTTGATGACGATGGTAAATTTGAAAATGTTGATGCGTTGAAGGAGCAGATCAGCAAAGATTGGTCTGGATTCATTTCTTCTACAGAAACAAAAGGTGCTGGCGTTGAAACTCCACCTGCTGGTGGAAAAGGGGGAAGCGGTTCGTCAAGAGCTGCTGAGCTTGCTGCTAAGTACCGTGAAAATCTTTATGGAAAAACTAATAAGGAGGAATAAGTTATGTCATTTATCGAAAATGATAATTCAATCGCGTATGCACCTGGATACTTCCTTGCTCACGAAGAGTGCGTAAGAGTAACAAAGCAGATTGCTCAGGCTGGTGCTACAACTGCTGCTAACGGTGGCAAGTATGTTCCTATGGGAACACTTTACACAGAAACTGTCGATGATACTACTGACTACATCGGTTTCGTGTATGAGGATGTTGATGTGACAACTGGCAATATGCCAGGTTCAGTTGTTACTAAGGGTGTTGTCTATGAAGATAGACTTCCTGCTGAACTTACAGCAGCAGCCAAGGAAGCTCTTGAGGCTAAGGGCTTTACATTTGTTACAGTTCCAACTGTAACAAGACCATAATTAAAAGGAGGAGAAAGAAATGCCTAAATTTGAAAATAACATTTTGGGACTCGTTCCAAAGCAGGATTGGCTTGATATGGGATTCGAGGTTAAGAGACCTAACGATCCTGTCGATACATTATTCAATGATGACAAGACTGATAACATCACAGCTGCATGGCAGTCACTTGCTGATGAATATCAGATCCCTATGATGGCTCAGTTCCACGGTTTTGATACAGAAGCTCAGACAACTTTCAGAGCTCCTATTGATAACCACAACATTGAGAAAGGTCTTATCAAAGTTAAGATCAACCAGTCTGAGAGAATGCGTACACTTCTTAGATCAGGCGTTCAGAATGATCAGATGTATGATTACGTTGTTAATGACGGTATCAGACTTGCAGATCAGGTTGTTACAAGATCTAAGGTAGCTAAGAACGAGCTTATGGCTACAGGTAAGATCACTATCAAGGAGAATGATCTTGATCTTACAGTAGATTACGGTGTATCTAACGCACAGACAGCATTCACTATTGACTTCTCTGACGGTACTGATGTACCTGCTCAGATTCAGGCAATCATTGATGCAGCTCTTGCAAAAGGTACAACTCTTAATGGTATCTATACTTCTAAGACAAATCTCACTAAGATGAGAAAGCATGCATCGATCCAGACTGCAATTAATGGATCCGCTGCCGTTGGAGCACTTGTTAAGACTGCTCAGCTTGAAGCATATCTTCAGGAAGAGTTTGGTATTACAAGAGTAATTACAAATGATCTTACATATGGTGCATCAGCAACTATTGGTCAGGATGGTAGACCAGTGATCACTCAGAAGAGATACTTCCCTGATGATAAGATCACATTCTTTTCGACAAATCCTGCCGGAAGAATGGGTATCGGTCTTTGGGGTAATCCACCTGAAGAAGATGCTGCAAGATTCATGGATGTCAATGCATCATCAGTCAATCCATACGTTTTCATTTCTCAGTGGATGGAAAACGATCCTGCTGTTCTTTGGACTAAGGCATCTGGTCTTTTCATTCCAGTGCTTTACAATCCAGGTGCACTCTATATTGCTACTGTTGATACTGGAGCATAAGGAGGTTGCGTATGTATAAAGTAGTTAAGCTTTTTACAGACCTTCAGGATAATAATTATAGATACGAGGTGGGGGATGAATACCCTCGCCTCGGTCTTAAACCAAGTATTGCGAGAATTGCTGAACTCAGTGGTTCGAACAATAAGCAGGGTATACCTCTTATTGAGGAAATTAAGGACCTTGCGGGTGATGAGGAGGAAATCAAGGCTGAAGAGAAATCTGCTGATGTGGATGTCGCTCCGGTTGAAGAGCCTGCTCAGATATCTAAGAAGGCAAAGAAAAGGAAATAGGAGTATATTATGTTAATTAAGCAGGTATTAGATTTCATACATAATTATTTCGTGAAAAATGAGTATTGTGGTTCTTTTAAGATTGAAGATGGATCATTGGTCAGTGATAAGCTGATTAATGGTCAGTATTTTATGATTAAAGGCTCGCTCTTGAATGATGGTGTATATCAGTATCCTGCTACTAATCTGCTGGATGAGGAGTTCAAGGGTAAGGTTTACGGTCTTGCGATACCTCGTGATGTTTTAGATCTTATTTCTGAAATTAATGAGTGGCAGACCAATAATAAGAACGCGCTTGAATCTCCATATCAGTCAGAGAGTTTTGGAGGCTATTCATATTCCAAGGCTACCTCTGGTAAGGCAGATGGTTCTCAATTAACATGGAGGGATGTGTTTGGCTCAAGGCTAAATGCATATAGGAAGTTATCATGAGTTTACTGGATGAACAGCTTGAAAATTGCACGATGCTTGATAAGACTACGGTCGATGATGGCTATGGTGGTGTGACGACTACTTGGGTGGAAGGCGCATCTTTTGATTGTGCTGTTACTTTAGATAATTCAACTCAGGCTAGGGTTGCTAATCAGGCCGGAGTTAAGAATCTATATACGGCTACCACAAGAAAGTCTGTCAATTTACAATTTCATGATGTTTTTAGACGAAATTCGGATCTTAAAGTATTCAGGGTTACTTCCGATGGTGATGATAAGAAAACTCCAATGAGCGCTGGCCTTGATATGAGGCAGGTGTCTTGTGAAGAGTGGACTATTCCATCTGAATAAAAGGGAGGGATTATCATGGATAAAGAACAAGCGATTCAGAATTTTTGGTCGCAATTTGGTATTCCTGCGTATGATGAGAATAGTGTTCCTGATGATTTGAGATATCCATTCATAACATATTCGGTATCTACTGATATGTTGGATGATACAGTTTCACTTTATGGAAATATTTTTTATCGCTCCCCATCTTGGAAGGATATAACCCAGAAGAAGGAACAGATTGCCGAGTATATCGGCGCCGGAGGAGTTGCAGTAAAAATTGATACTGGATACGTCTATTTCTGTCAGGGTACTCCATTCGCACAGCGAATGAGTGAACCTGGTGACGATATGGTTAAGCGATATTATATTCAGCTGCAGGCTGAATTTTTAACACCTTATTAAAAGGGAAAGGAGAAATAAAAAATGGGAAGATTTACAGTGATTCCTCAGGATGCTTTCGAGGCACTTCAGCTTGATGCTGGTGTTCTTCTTAAGAATTTCGATCCTGCTAATCCTACAGCTCCGGCTGATGCAGATATTGTCTGCGCTACAACTGGTGGTGTTACGGTTAATTGTAAACCAACATTCAGTGACCTTGGTTCTGATGTTGATAATGTACCTAATAACATGAAGGAGTTCAAGCATCTCGATTCGTGGGATTGTGGGATTTCAACAAGTTCACTTGGCACATCGCCTGAACTTATTAAGATGTCGCTCGGTTGTGCCGATATCGATGCACAGACAAGTGCTATCGTACCAAGAAAGGACCTTGAGCAGACTGACTTCACCGATATTTGGTGGGTTGGTGATAAGGCCAACGGTGGTCTTGTAGCGGTTCAGCTTAAGAATGCGCTTTCTACTAGTGGTTTTTCTCTTAAAACTACTAAGAATGGTAAGGGTACTGTTACTCTTGAGCTTACTGGCCATGTGTCTATCAATGCTCAGAGTGAGATGCCTATGGTATTCTACTCAATGGATCCAGAAAATACTGGAGCATAAAAATAATAAAGGAGAAACGATATGAAACTATCAGAGATTAAAGGTGAGAGAGCGCTAGAAGTTCTTGTGGACCTTATCGATCCGGTAACGCTTATTGTTGCGGATGAGGAAATTGTTAACACATACAAGAGCAAGGCTCCGAAGATTTTGCTCGTTAAGAAGTTGATTGAGAATCATAAGAAAGAGGTGCTTACGATTTTAGCGATTCTAAATGATGAGAATCCTGAAACATATGAGCCATCACTTATTGAGCTGCCTAAGATGCTATTGGATCTTGTGCATGATGAAGAGCTCATGAACCTTTTTACATCGCAGAATCAGACGATGGAAAGCGAATCTTCTGGCTCTGCTACGGAGAATATCGAGGCTCCAAAGAGAATATAAAGGCATTTATGCGATATGTCATGGCTCAGTATGAGACAAGTTTTCAGAGTATGACATATCGCATTTTTGTTACTGATTATTTGAAGGGTATCGGTCGCTTTGATGGTAGACGATATATCGAGACCATAACCGATATCCATAAACCTATAGAAACGAGGACCAGCGATGAGATTATTACGGACATCAAAGGTAAGATATCTCAGTTGGGAGGTGAATAATGGATGCGTTAAAATTAAGAGCTGAATTAGGACTTGATTCTGA